TTCCTCTTTTCTTTTTTTTTTCATTTTGCCGATGTGTTTAAGTGATACAGCCATTTTAAGCCTCCTTTTTGCTAACAGACTCGATAAACGTGTTTAACTTGTTAAAAGTTTTACCCACGGCTTCTAGTTCTGCTGCTTTAAACGCCCCTCTTTGTGATGCAACTTCAATGATACTTCTAACAGCAACAAGATCGCTGATATTTAATTCAGCGGCTGGTTGTGCTTCTGCTTCGGGTGCGGCGGCTGTTGCAGGCGCTACTGGTTCTTTAACTTCTTCTGTCATTTAGTTTCTCCTTAAGTATGGACAGGCTAACGCAAAGTATGTTAGTTCTTTGTGATCTTCAAATGCTAAAAATGTAGATGATTTTAAATTTCCATTTTGATCAATTGAAGGAGTACGTAACATACAGAATCTGCCTTGTAGTCTGGTTCTAACCCAATTTTTAATTTTTCCATCAAACAAATCCCCGTCGGAAATCTGTATTTTAGAGTAATGAGGCGGTAACACCTTCATCTCTCTTTGATTTAAAACATCAATAGGATTAAGATCAAACATAGTGAAAATATTTATAGGGTTGGTAAATTAGATAGGGCAATCTTGGCTAAAGCGTTTAGCTAGGGCTTTGTTGTAGCCCATTTTTCTTATATCTCCAGAAAAGAGATAGAGTTCAAATGCTGCTTTTTCTTTTAACACGATGATTGATTTTTTTGTGATGTAAAAGGGAGAATCGATGAATTGATCTAACCAAATTAAAATCTGTGGGGTTATCGCGAAATCTTTCGGAAAGTCTATTTTATAAGTTTTAATTTTAGCATCGTCTTGAATAAAATTTAAACCTTCGTCTGTTAATCGAAGTCCGCCGCTAGATTTTCCTCTAACATTCCACCACCATGCAGAACGAAATTGTTTTATGGTATCCTTGTCAACATCTTTATTGACTGCTTTTAGGAATACCTCAGTGTAGGTATCCTTGAGGTCCATGTTATTTTATTTCAACACCTTCTGTTAATTTTACAACAGAAAAATCTGTTGTTTTAAAAAGTCTATTCAACTTCTTGGCAAGATTATGTGCATGTCCCGGATTACTAAAAGAAACCTTCTTGTATTTAGGTCCTGGATAACTTGCCACCAAACTTCCGCTCTTCAAATTAAAAGGTTGCTTCTTATAAAAAACAGCCCAAATGGCTTCACTTTCAAGAATCTGTTCGATCTTAAATGTTTCTTTATTTGCATATTCAAGCAAAACTTTAGGTTTTGGTCTACTCATTGATACGTGTTCCTAATTAACCACGTATATATTTATCTCGGTTAGAACGTACCGCCGTCGAACTTAACATCAATATTGGTAGTTGATTCACGTATTTGTGCTAACATCTGATGTATTTCATGAACTGTTTTGCCTAATTTGGCAGTTATGATGGCTAATTCAGCTGTTAGTTCACGTGCTTCTTGAATTGATAGTTTGATGTCTTTTTGTTGGCTTTTTTCAGCGACCGCTACTCGCTGAATCAGTTTTTCAACTGATGGTAAATTACTCGGTATGTTATTTTGAGACATTTGACAGTACCTGTTTCATTTCTAATTCTGTTTTAAAAGGTCCACGATATTCATATCGTTGTAGAGTGATCAATTTAGGGCAGAAAGATTTTACCCAACCTTTTTCAAAACGAATAACATAGTAACCTGCACAGTACAAACTCTTCGAGTCACCACTCTTCGTGAACAACGGTAATTTACGTTGTATGTCAAACATGGCATTGTGGGGTTCAACACTAGTTGAATATCCATGTACTTCGTTTGGTAATGCGTTGTTGGCTTCTTTGACAATCTTTGCAACAAAAAAATCTTTGCCAAATTTATCAGTTAAACTTTTTTTGGTATCAAATATTTTAATACCTTCTTCGTTGCTTAATACAAATCGATTGTCTTCGTTCTTTCTCAGAGTGGCAAACTTTTCACCGTCTTTTTCAACGATCCAAAATTTGTTTTCGATTATTGGTTTGGCGTGTAATTCTGTCATAGTATATACCTCGCATTTAATGGTTCCGCATAACTTTGTGCCTGTTCGGAAATTTTCTTTAGGTCATAAAGATTGCAGAATTTCATCAATCGTATTCCAACTTGATTGATATTTTTATTTGCTTTTGTTGCGGTGGATATTGTATCTACAATAATTTGTCTAATATGTTCTGGCTGATGACTCAAATCGATTAATCTACGATTACGTTCATAATCTTCTAAGACACGATGTTCTTGTCCTTCGTGGTCAGTCCACCTCTGTAACATGAGATTGTTCCACGCATATCCTTTGCTTTTACGATCTTCGAACGCTTCAGTAAGACCCACTTTTTTGCTTGTGCCTTTAGTACGCACACCCGGATACGCTGAGAAGACATTATCACTGGTATCACCACGCATACATTTTTCAAATAAGAGCCATTCTGGATTTGGTGCAGCTTTGGGTTCTTGCGTTTTCTTGTCGATGATTGGTTTGCCTTTGTCATCAAAATATCCTTCGTGTGTAATAGTCATTTCCATTACACCATTATATTGTTTAACATTGGGTGCAATTAATTGTGCAAAATCTGTATCAGTGCTGATAATCACGTGATTGTCTTGCGGATGTGTTTGAATCCAACCTGCAATTAAATCATCTGCTTCAAGTTGATCGTTTCGCAAAACTGTGCAGTTAGTTTTATCTGTAATGAACTCTTTGAATGTATCAAATGCTTCCCAAAACACACGATCTTCTTCTGCTTCTTTTTCTGTATGTGCGGCACGGGCATCTGCTCTATTACGTTTGTAAGGAGCATAATAGTCCTTGCGCCACGAACGACCTTCTAAACAGAAGATAACATGACTGCCATTAAACTGCTGCCATGCTTTACGAATGCTGTTTAAGGTAATATGAAAAGCCATACCTAGCTTGATATCAGCGTCACCGTTGATAACGTGCCGAGCACGGAAAAATGTGTTTGCTGTATCAACTAAAATATATGTCATTGATTCTTTCTTTTAACTTCGTTAATGTCAATAATACCAGTGTTAATTGGTCCGCCAAAGTCACCGTCAACTACAACATTGGCACACAATTCACGGAACCAACGATCTACGATTTCTTCGTCTTTGTCGCCATCTTCACCGTAGCCTTCTTGCTTTAATTTTAACACAAAATGCTCGTTCCAGTCAAGTTCAAAGAATCCATTTCGAATATTATCTTTGTTTACATGAGTTTCCAAAACACCAACCCAGGGCTCTTTGCGTCTTGTAGCACGTTCTTTTGGATTTAGTTTTGCAAGTTCTTCTTGCTCTTGTGCAGCTTTAGACGCTTGCTCTGCCGCTTCTAATCTTTTATTGGCTTCTGCTAACTCTTGTTCTGCTCGGGCAATAGATTCTTCTAGCTTATCTAAACCCATTACCTTTTTAATAAATTTTTTCATTAAGTTCCCCACTCATTTTTAAACAGCGGCACCTGTAGTCTATCACTGTATCTTAAACCGTTTTTCATTGCGAGCTCTGCGACGCGGCGATTATTAAGAGTGTACACGCTTTCAACACCTCCAACAGGCATAAGATAAACAGGACCCGTAAAACCTTCCGCACGATATATATCTGTTGTTTCAATTGCTTCCTCTGCATCTTCTTCTGTGGCCACTACAAATTTAAGATATGTATAACCAACATCTTCATATTCGCATACAACATCTGGACGAATTGCTTCGCTGCGTTCTTCACCAGAGCAACTTAATTTAGCACTTA